ACAACGCGTTAGGCAGATCTCGCGAGCCGCCGATCACCATCCTGTTCTGATGGAAGCTCAGCGCGACCGGCCAGCCGCGCGCCTCGCTGAACGCGAGCTCCTCCCAGTTTTTGGTTGCGCTTGTGCTGGCGAGGGTCTGGACGACCAAGGCGTTGGCCTCGGTCGGGGACTGGATGTTGGTAAGGTCGACCTGCTTGCCCTCGATCCGCAAGCGGCTTCCGAGGTGCTGCGCGACGAAGTGGGGCGCCGAGGTGGTCAAGGTGATCGAGCCGCTCGTCGCGGATGCCTGAATCTCCACGTCGGAATCGGCAAAGCGCGCGAACGGCGCACAGATCGCGCCATCGTTCTTCTGCTCGAAACGCCACTCTGCGAGGCTCCATGCCGTATCACTTTGGCGGCTCAGCCGATGCGGCGGGATGTCGGGGTGAACGACAAGGAGGCTGTCGTCCTGCTGTGCCCAGACGATTTGCGGCAGATGGATCTGCGACCAGGGCGTGGCGACCATCGCCTGCCATAGCCCGTCGCGGTAGACATCGACCCGGAATTCGGAGAACACAAGCAGCCACGCTTGCGAGGGGCCAGCCTCCAGCGCCACGAGGCGACCTTCGCCCTCGGCGGTGGCGACGTATGCCGTGCCCGGGCGGCGACGCACGCCGCCGGTGGTGTCGACGACGACGTTGCGCAGTCTGGCGGCGCCGTTCTCGAACGACTTGAGATCGGTGCGTCCCAACAGTCGCTGGTCGAGTTCGCCGGCGGTGAAGTTGGTCTGCGTCAGGAAGGCCCGGGTCATGCGAGGCGGGCCCGGATCAAGGTGAAGTCCTCGACTCTGGGCGGCGTATCCTGCTGACTGTCGACCAGCCTCGCGACCTTGAGCTCGGCGTCGGCCAGACGTGACAGGCGCTCGGCGCGGCTGGAATTCTCGGTCAGGGGCAGGCAGAACTCGGCCGCGAGTCGGGCGACCAGCGCGGCGTTGAAGTAGGCCGGGAAGTCGCCCTCGCTCGGCCGGAATACATAAGTGAGCGCCGGCGCCTCGGCATTGGTATGGAGTTGCCGGTTGACGATCTGGAAAACCAGTCCGCTACCTCGCCTCTCGCCGCCGGCGGAGATGGCCTTTAGGTAGTCGTTCGGCAACTGGTAGGCGTAGGCGAAGGTCGTCGTCGGCGCGGCCGCCAAGCGGGCGAGGACCGCCTGACGCGTTGCGAACGACCATGGGTGGGTCGAGAGCAGGGCGTCGCGTGCCAGCGGGTAGAGCCGCGAGGCGATGCGAGCCTCGGCGCTGCCGTCGTCGAACGAGCTGATGCCTTCGGCGCCGAGCTTGACGAGGGCATTTGAGCACAGCTCGATGCTGCTGAAAGCCATGACTGGCGGTCCTTCAAGCTGAATGCAGAGTTGGAGAACGGAGCCGTGCTAGATCGTCCAGCCGATGCGCGGGCCCAGCCATCGCCAGAGACGTTCGCGGTCGACGGAAAGAGAAGCGATCACGCAGGCACCCCTCTGGTAGCCGATGAGATAGGGGTGGCCAGGCACCGAGTAGACCATGACTCGCTCTGGCCTTGCCGGCAGCGCAGGCCGCCGGCCGGAGTGCCATAGCTCGACGAACGGCTTGAGCAATCCATGCTCGAATGCATGGCGTCTGGCCATGCTCGGCAGCCGCTGCTCGAACGATGCCACGGCGATACCGGGGCAGATCTCTCTTGCGGTCTCCTGCTCGGCCGCGAGCCGGACGGCCGGAAACAACGTGATGGAGATCAACAGGGCAATCGCGAGCCGTTTGGGCATGGCCGTCTCCCAAGGGTGGCCGACGCGGGGCCGTACCGGCGGTCGGCAGACCCGGCGGAGGAGGGCCAGGTCGGGCGAGCCACTCATCGCGTCTCGCCCGAGCGCTGGTGAGAATCCCGGCGCGGTGTGCGTCGGGTGCGGATGCCGATGGTCTAGTCGGTGTTGAGCGAGCCGAAGTCGGCGATGTTGGCGACGTCGACCACGGTGCCCGTGTTCGACTTCACGATGAACATGCCGCTTTGCACGGTGTCACCGATATTGGTATTGGCCATGATGAAGTCGCCGGCACGCAGCATCGCGGCCGCGCCGTTAAAATACCCCGCGTTATCGACCTGGAGCGCCAGGTCAGGGGTCTTGTAGTGCCACAGCGTGAAGCCATTAGCATAGGCGAGGGCACTCAGGTTCTTGGGGGCGTAGGCCATGCTTAGCTCTCCAGGCAAGGCATTTGGATGACGCCGTCGGCATCGATCAGGCACGCGCCCTGGCTCATCGAGTTGGAGATGAAGTGAGCAGCGCGGTCGCCGTGCCAGGTGACGTCGGTGGCGACCTCCTGCCCGATGGCATGTCCGATGGCGCTGCGGTGGTACCAGAAGCAGCGGCGAACCCCGGTGTCGAGCTTCAGGCCGGAATGCGGCAGCCAGAGGGTGCCGAGCCAGTGCTTTGCCTGTGTCCCGCGCCACGGCAGCTCGTCGGCACCGACGAAGTCGGCATCGGCGAACTCCGGCAGCTGCAGCAGCTCCGACCACTGCTTCCAGCCGATCACCGCGAAACGCTGGCCATCGTCTGGAACGTCCTTGTCGCCGAGCAGCTCGAAGGCCTGCAGGACCTTGGCCTTGGTCAGCCCGTCACTGTCGTCCCCCGCGATCGTCAAGGTCGCGGTGAGGGCAGCGATGATCAGCTCGTCCGTCTTGCGCCCGAGGGCGAAGGCTCCGGCGTTGGCGAGCACCTGGCGCTCGTCGATGTTGGTCTTGAGTTCATCCAGGTGATCGACCCAGTCGCCGGCATAGAAGTCGAGCAGCTGGCATTCGACCGGCGTGTGGTCGACGTTCATGACCGGCACCTTGCCGTGCCGCGCCTTGGTCGCGGCGCTGCCCTTGCCGACCTTCTGAAAAACCGTGGAGCTGCCTCGAACGCTATTCTTCATGCGCACGGTGTTGCGCAGCTTTGATCCCATCCGCTGATAGGCTTGGTGGACCTCTTCCTCGAACTGCTTGATGAAGGCTTGGTCGATCGTGGTGGACACGTTCGTCCCTCCGTGAGGTTGAACCGAGAGACGACGCGCGGTTGGTCCGCATCGGGCGGTGGCTCGAGCCGTTCCGTCCCACCTGCGGGCCGCGGTCTGGGTGGATCCGCTCCACCTTGGCGGGTCGAATTCGGGCGGGCCCACGCCTGGGCGCGGGTTGGTCCGCCGGTTCGACCAACAAAATTTCCGGGCGAGATCGCCGAGCGATCGTGGTGGCGTCGCGCTTGCTCTAAGCCGCTTCCAGGAGACGCTCCTCGCCCGATTCCGTGACGCGAATTGTGCCGTCCTCGGTGACGCGAGCGACCGTCGCGCCGCCACTGACGCCGTTTACCAGGCAGTTGACACTCTCGGCGCGCACGACCGTATCGCCGAGCGGTGTGGTGGCACCGGTCGAGATGACCGTGTTGCTGTCGCCCATGCAGTCAAGATTTTCGAGCGTCGCGCCAGCTTGTTTCGCCAGGTGATAAGCGGCATAGCTGCCCGGGCTGCTACGGGAGGCGTCGCGGGCGTGGCAGCGCGTGATCGTCGCGCTCGCCTGGGCGGTGAAGTGGAAGCAATCGCGGCCGATGTCGAGGGCACTGCAGCGGATGATGACATTGTCCACCGGATGGGCCGCGCTGTTTTGCCCGCTGAGGGCGACGCCATGATACCAGCATCCGAGCGCGAGCAGGCTCTCGCCATGCCAGCGGCTCGAATCGTAGACGATGAAGCCCGAGCCGCCGTCGCCGACGTGGTCCGGCCTGCCGCAACTCAGCGCACGACAGTTGAAGGCCACCGCATCATCGCTCTGCTGTTGCCAACGAAACCCGTCGCTCTCGCAGAGCTCGGCAATGCAGCCGAACAGCTGGGTGTTGGTGACCCCGACAAAACCATATCCAGTCCCGTGGCCGACCGCCTCACCGATGTAGCCGCGCACGTGGACAGCGACTATGGCGACGTCGTCACCACCGTGGGTTGTGCAGTCGAGGCGAATGCCGTCGCCGGTCGGTCCGCTGCCCGAAT